GATAAACGGGAATATACGGGACTGGGGAGTGTTGTATGGGGTATGACTATGAAAGGAGGCCGGAAATGACGGCTAAGGCAAGGGTGTTTGAGGTGACTGCGTTGGATTTGGCGCAGGCGAGGCAGCGGTTCGGGAGTGAGGAGGAGAGGCTTCAGTTTGTGAGGGAGTGGTGTAGGGCGAACGATTATGAGACGCCTGCGACGTTGTATGCGGATGCGCCGGATATGTTGCCGGTATGGAATTTGCGTGATTTGGAGACGATGCCTAAGGCGAAGTGGTATATCAAGAACGTGTTGGAGGAGGGTGGGAGTAGTGTGGTGTTCGGTAATCCTGGGTCTGGGAAGACTGCGGTGGTTGCGTCCATGTTGTGGTCGTGGTTGGCGGGGTTGGACTATTGGTTGGATCCGATTTATGAGTTGGACAAGGTGACTCCGCTGGAGGACCGGAAGGTGTTGTACCTGCTGTTGGAGGGCCGGGAGGGAATCGGCACACGGTTCCGTGCTTGGAATGATATGGCGAATCTGAGTCCCACAGAGAAGGCTCGGGTGCTTGACAACTTCATGGTGATGCCTCAGTCCATCAGTCTTTGGAAGCCGAAGATGGAGTTGGAGAGTCCGAAGGAGTGGACGTTGGGGCTGCGTCGCCTGATGAATGTGCTGGCGGAGTTGAGGCCGCAGATCCTTGTGATTGATACGCAGTCGAGGGCGACGCCGGGGATGCCGGAGAACGATGCCAGCGAGGCGTCGGTGCTGATGGACATTTTGACTCGCTTCACGAAGGAGTATGGGGCGAGTCCGATCTTGTTGCATCACTCCACGAAGGGTGACAAGAAGGTGATGCGTGGGTCGAGCGCGTTCGAGGGTGCGGTGTCTAGCGCGGTCCTGATCGACAAGAGCGAGTCGTCTGATGTGCGGTGGATTGTGCCGATGAAGCAGCGGAACACTGACCTCGTGGAGAAGTTGGCGTTCAAGTTCACGCCGCACCAGGAGGCGTTCTTCATTGAGCCGAGTGAGTTGCCGAAGGCGGGGCGGAAGCCTGCCGACGACAGGTACTTGGGTTTGTTGGGGATGTCGCCACCGGAGGCTGCGGAGGCTTTGGGTGTTCAGGTGAAGACGGTTTGGAATCAGGTCCGAACGTCCGCGCTTGTGGAACTGAAGAATGGCAAGATCGCTAAGATCGAAGCTGACGAAGTGAAGGAGCTGTAATGGGACAGATCAAACGAAAGAACAAGACGATGAAGAGCCTGCCGGTCGGGGAGGGTACGAACATCTCCCTGACTGTCAACGGGGTCCTGGTGCCGATGGTTCGGGTCACTGTGGCGGCTGTGAATGAGGAGGGTGCCGGTGTGCTCCTCCAGATTGAGGAGTTGTACTATGACTCTAAAGAGTGACCCCTGCCCAAACGTCAACTGTGCGGGTTCCGACCCGTGCCCCAGGTGTGGAGGAACAATGACACGCATGAATGACACGATCACCCTGCGGGATCATTCAAAACCCTGTGAACACGAAGACAACAGATTTGGTGATGGGGCTGAGCTTTTGTTCGACATTGACGAATATGTTTGCAAGAGGTCCGATTGTCCTGGTGGGAAGGAAATCATCCTACGCCTGGAGGAAGTGGACCTGGCCCCCGACGCTCACTATCCCAAGTGGCGGCATGTGTGGGTGGAGGTGGACAATGAGTGACACACACCAATGGCATTACTGTCCCAGGCCCACTCTGAAGGGTGGGGCCACCTGGGAGAAGGGCAGGGTCGAGGACTGTCCCAAGCATGACCGTAAGGACAAGAACAGGAAACGGGTACCGGGAGCCAACACATTGGAGGGCCACAAATGAGAGTGAACATCTACCTGATGGGCGGAGACTTTGATGGGAAGATTCAGTCGGCGCTCATGCCGACAGTCAAGCCGGAGATTCGCGTCGCCTCTGTGGAGGCTGATGAGCCGGACCACAATGACAACATCCAGGCTTCGTTCTACACGTTGCTGGATCATGAGCAGGTGGCTCCCACCATCTACTCGGCGGGGTACAGGTGGGTGCGCGAGTCGTCCAGCCCTGTGTCGCTGATTGATATGTGGTTGGAATAAACGGACGACTGAGGAGGTTGTTATGGGTAATGGTAGAGCAGCTAGAAGAAAGGTGGCAAAGGCTATGGGTCAACCAACCAACGCGCAGCTACAGATGAGTCTGTTGAACATGCGCCAGATGTACGAGGGGGCGGTGGCTGAGAAGATTCAGCTCCAGCAGGAGGTCGAGCGTGTCAACGCTCTCCTCTCTGGTGTGATCTTCCCAGACGAGTACGCCTTCATCTCTGACGAGAGCATCGAGCTTCTCGAACGGGGTGCCGTCATCGGGATGAAGATCGACCGTGAGTCGGATGGACTCAGGATCGAACTGGTCTTCCCAGAAGGTGAAGCCGACGATGAGTCTGAAGAAGAATGATCTGATGGCGTTGAGGGATTCCTTGGAGGGGGCGCTCACTGCGACCCTCACAAGGGACCTCCTCATTCTGGCAGTGTTGGATGTGTTACTGGAGGAGGACTATGGCGAAGAGCAAGAACTACCCAGTCTGGATTGAGGGGTACAACAAGACGTTTGTGTGGATCAGGATTCCCGAAGCGTTCCCGAACAAGATCCTTACCATGCCTCGTGCTACACTGAAGCGTGGAATGGCAGGAGCCAAGACAGTCTTGGCCCGAGTAAACCCCGACTCACTACATTTCGGGGAGAGTGGATACACAGCAGAGGTGGAATTTCTAAATGTCATTGGCGACACCCAAGGCTCCGAGGGAGCTGTGGAAACCGGAGAAGGGGCAAGCCCTTCCTGATGTTTGGATCCCCAAAGCGCCCGCAAACAAAGGCACGCCCCAGTACAAGGCTTGGGCGATGGAGCACTTCTTGGAGTTGGTCAAACATGGCTACAACTTCAGCCAGGCTGCGGAGCGCTTGGGGTACACCTACAAGTGGTGGGCCAAGATCAAGGAAGACAATCCGGAGTGGCGAGACGAGGCCATTGCGATTGCTTCGGGGTCTGTACAGAAGTGGGAAATCCCAGACCTTAGTCAGATGCCTTTTGGAGAGTTCACCGAGCGCTACGCTGGGTTCACTCTCGCGCCTCACCAGAAGAGGATTGAGGCGGCGCTTGCCGACCCACTCGCAAAGATTGTCCTGGTTCTGGGACACCCCGAGTCTGGTAAGAGCACCCTCATCTCTCTGTGGTACGTGCTTTACAACCTTGCCCGAAATGTCGACTCCCGAACTGCGTTGGTCACGAAGAACAGCACCAAGGCACAGGACCTGCTCACACGTATCAAGCGATACCTAACGGAGGAGCATCTGTATGACGACGCCCCGCGAAACCTCATCGAAGACTTCAACGGATGGAAGCCCTACCACGGCGACATGGAATGGAGTCAGGACCAGTTCTTTGTTCGTCATCGCACCTCGGGTGAGCGTGACCCTAGCGTACAAGCACTTGGACTTTCCAAACTCATCTATGGGTCACGTCTGGATTATCTCATCCTGGATGATGCGCTCGTTCAAGACAATCAGATTTCTGAGGTCAGTAGAGATCGAATCGACAACTGGTTCGACTCCGAAGCACGCTCTCGTGCTCAGCGTGGTCAAACAATCGTCAATGGAACGCGTCTTATTCCTCAAGATCTCTACGGCCAATGGAAGAAGGCGTGGGCTTCCAATCGTCTCTTTAGATATGTGGGCATCCCCGCCATCCTTGACGAGTACACAGAAAGCGAGAGGGTAGAATGGGAAGATTACTGGACTTTGGATGGCTACGACATCGAGCAGGAAGTCAACGGCGAGGACATCGTGGTGGGCTACCAGATGGGGATGCGGGACATCCGGCAGACCATCATCGAGAAGAATCCGGATCGGTGGAGACTTGTGTATCAGCAGGAGGATGTGGAGATCGGATCGAATATCTTTACTCCTGCGCATGTGGATGCAGCATTAGAACTGGGAGCTACCAGGAAGCTGGGCCAGGTGTACCCGCACGAGAGGCTTGTCCTTGGTGTGGATCCCGCGACTACTGGACGAGCCGCATCCATTTTGCTGGCGGTCGACCCTACAACACGTGTAAGAACTGTAGTCGACATTTTCGTGGGTCAAAGTCTTGGCGCGACTGGAGTAAGACAGGAACTGATGTACCAGTTCTGGGAGAAGTATCGTGCAATGGATCACCCGGTGGATGTGACTGTCATCGAGACGAACTTCGCGAAGACTCTCCTGGGCGATGAGACGCTCCAATCGCGCGCCCGTGCAGCTGGCACTACGTTTGTGGACCACCACACGAGCGGAAAGGGACGCAGAGGGAAGTGGGACGAGGAGTATGGTATCGCTTCGATTGCGCCCCTCTTTGGTGGTGGACTACTCGCCTTTGCAAGTGGAGGTCCTGACGACCGCGCTCGACTCCAACCACTTGTCGATGATCTGCTCGTGTTCCCCTGGTCAGACGTGCAAGACACCGTGATGGCCCTGTGGGTTGCTACCACAGAGGCCGCAAATCAGTCGGTCACAGCACCCGATCAGGCTCTGGTAGCCCGACGCCGCGGTGTTCCGCCTATCGTGCGCGCCAGGGGCCGTCGATAGGCTATACTAGATTGCAATGAGCAATGTACCTGGACCCCAAGCTGTCGATGCCGCCTATACCGTGAGCACACCGATGGGGGATCTCCGCGACCGCCATGATTGGCTGGTGCAGAGGTTCCATGATTTCCACTCCAGAGTGGACACTGTTACGAACATCGTGACAGGCGATTGGTATACCGAGTGGCCCGACCTTTCACAGACCGCCGAAGCGCCTACCGTGGCTAACCAAGTAGAGCTTGGTATCAACCACTGGGGCTCTGTTGGTGGAGCTGTGCTTCCTTCCGTTCGTGTGCCGATGAACAAGACGGCCAACCGGAAGAAGGAGAAGCCCGCCGCCCGCAAGCGCGAGCGCCGGATCAAGGAACTGTGGGAATCGAGCAACGCCAGTGAGCTGGCTGCCCTTCTGTGGCAGGACTACGCAGGCACGGGCTCGGCTACCTGTGGTGTCTGGGCCAACTTCGATGAGAAGGACCCAGCCAAGCGCAACCCCTACATGCTGCGGTACGACCCGCGCCATACCTACATCCTGAAGGACAACCTGGGCAACGTCACCGAACTGCACGTCGCCCGCAAGATCTCCACCATGGAACTGAAGGGCATGTACCCCGAGTTCGCCAACCACTTCTCGAAGTCTGACGACGAGATGGTGGAAGAGTGGTTCTGGTACACAGCTGACAGCGTGAAGTACATGCTTGTCGACACGTCCAAGGACGGTCGCAAGTTCAACCGCAACGTCACGCTCGTAGATCAAGAGTGGGACCTCGGCTTCGTGCCCGTGTGGGAGGCCGTCCGGCCATCCTTCGACGGCCAGCGCCGCGGTGTCTTCGACCAGTCGATTCATATCCTCCGCACCATGCAACGGTTGATGCTCATGACCATCATGAGTACGGAGGAGCACGCCTTTCCGGCCATCGCTGTCTACGACGCGGTGAATCCGGAGGACATGGGTCCAGGCGGCGTTGTGCAGCTGAGGTCTAGCGAGGGGCGCGTCGAGCGTCTCGGACCATCAGCTCACTTCGATGTCAAGGACCTCATTGCACGACTAGGAGAGGAGGCTGGAAAGCAGTCCGCGTATCCACAGCAGCTCACGGGAGACCCAGGGGCGTCTATCGTCTCTGCCCGCGGAATCAATGCATCAATGGGCGCTCTGGATGCGCGGCTTGCTCTTGCTCACAAGCAGTTCGAGACGCTGTTCTCGAAGGTGAGCGGAAGCCTCCTGGCGTTCGATGAGGTCTTCTGCGATGGTGACAAGACCATCGTGGGTGACACCCGCGACACGTCGAAGGCTGAGGACTACCGACCGAGCAAGGATGTCGATGGAGCCTGGGCAGCCAGTGCGACGTATGGCATCGGTGCCGGTTCTGACCCGGCCAACGTAGAGGTTCGCATCTCGATGCACCTCGCCAACGGCCTCATCTCGCGGGAGACCGCGCGTGAGCAGCTCCCGTATCTGGAAGACCCAGCTGCGGAGCCTGTGTTCATGCTGCGTGAGGCCATGCAGGATTCGCTGATCCAGGGTGTTCTCGCCCAGGCCCAGCAAGGCGACCCGTCCATGGCAGCTGTTGCTTTGGACTTGCTCGCGAAGGACAACGTGGACTACGATGACGTGCTTGGCAAGATGGTCAACGCGCTCATCAACCCTGAGCCACAGGGTGGAGGAGGCGGTGCAGCTGGCGGAGATCCGGCACTGGCCGCAATGCAAGGGGCCGAGTCGGTCGCCCGCGGGGGCGTTCCCGGCCAGGCTGAACAAGCACCCCCAGGTTTGGGGCTCCCTCCGATGGGGGCCATGCTGGGCCAAGACAGTAGGCAGGTGACATAATGGCCGCAGGAGCAGAGCGTACCCGTGCAGCAATCGCACCAGGATCAACCGAGTATGGAGACCGTGGAGCCCTTGAGGCCGCAATCGGCTCGGCTGGCGGCGGTGGACCTGCTGCACCCAGTGCGGGCGGTGGTGGGCCTACTACTGCCCTTCCCAGTGCCACGGATCCTTTGGGGGCTCTCCTCGGTGGAGGCATCACGCCGGGGGAGTTGCCACTGACTGATGGCCTTTCTGCCGGTCCAGGCGCAGGCCCGAATATGGGCGACGACCCCATGCTGTCCGACTATGCCACTCGTCTTCGTACCTTGGCTACGGAAGCGGCTTCGCCTATGCTTAGGTCTGCTGCACGTAACCGGCTACGCAGGATGAGTAGGCAACAACTATGAGCGAAGAGATTGATCTTTTTGTAGAGGAGTACACCGCCCGCCGAGACGCCCGAAAGGGTGCTCGTGCTGCGTGGCAGAACGCTCTACAGGCCAATACCTACCTGGCTACCTCCCCCAACCCTGAGCGGTTGCCGGAGTTCTTCGGGAATGACCCCACCAAGACATCTGCGGATGTCCTTCGTCCGTTCAACAGCTTTGTGGAGAACTTCTCTGGTGGCCTGTTCAACATCCCCGACAAGTCTGACGCCGAGCTGACCGAGATCGGCAGGAACATCACCCAGTACGCCACACAGAAGCGTTCAGACTTCACCAAGGCTTTCGAGGCTGAGCTAGCCAAGCAGGGCTATGTGGACGATCAGTTCCTCCTGAACTACACGCCCGCCGACCTACGCCTGATGGGCGGTTTCACCAAGGAAGAGATCGGCATGGTGGAGCAGGTTGCGTGGGAGGAAGAGCTAGAGCGCAAGCGCCAGCAGGACATCGACGC